AATTGTTACAGACAAAGACGGCAACGAACACATCATTATTGACCACGGCAATGGCGAATTTACTTCAATGCTGAAATCAACTTATGAGGCTATGCAAGCGGAACAATCCACACCGAGCGTTACCAATGGAGACTAGTTACAATGGTTGGCCAGCTTCAAAAGATCAGGCAGCGATAGGCATAAAGTCTTATCCTGTACCTGGCACAACAATTAAGCTGCGCTGCGCTGAAAAGGTTGCACCGTTGCTCGTTGGTTTTGCCGCTGAGTTTCATACACTTATTGAGCCAATAGATACAGGCGGCTTAGATGACTGGGGCTACTGTTACCGTATGGTGCGAGGTGAGGCAACAAAACTAAGCAACCATAGCTCAGGTACAGCGATAGACCTAAACGCCACACAGCACGCTTTGGGCAAAGTAGGCACGTTTGAAGCTGGCAAAGTACCTATGATCCGCGCCCTAGCTAAAAAATATGGTTTAACCTGGGGTGGCGATTACAAAAACCGCAAAGATGAAATGCATTTTGAGGTTAATATTGGCCCTGCAAAGGTTGCAGAGTTAGTAAAAAAATTAGGGCTAGACGGAGTAAACAATGAGTGACATACAACAAGCTAATATACCTGCAAGTACGGTAACGCTTTTGGCCTCAGCTGCAAGAACGACAACAGCGGCAGGTACAGCGGTTACAGGCTTTGCAGCTGCACGGCAATTAGTTTTACAATTAAATGTAACGGCAGCTAGTGGCACCACGCCAAGCCTTAGCGTAGCTGTGCAAGACACCGTGGACGGTACTAACTACAACACTATCGCGACCTTTGCTACAGCAAGCGCCGTAACTAGAGAAGTAATACGTCTGACAAGTGCTTTTACAGATAACCTAAGAGTCGTTTACGTAATCGAAGGTACTACGCCGTCTTTTACTTTTAATGTTATTACCTGGGCGGACTCAAATTGAGCGCGCAATTAAAGGCCGCAGGCCTATCTTATTTACGTGCGGCTTTGTCGTGCGTAGGTGCCTTGTATATATCAGGTATTACTGATCCAAAAGTACTAGCTAACGCTTTTATTGCAGGCCTTATTGGGCCAATTATTAAGGCCTTGCAGCCAAGCGAAAAGCAAATAGGCATAGGAGCTAAGTAATGCAAGAGGCCCAGCTGTTAATTGGTATAGCTTTAGGCAGCTGTACTATTTTGGGGTTAATGGCTGGGCTTATACGCCACCTTGTTAAGTACTACTTATCAGAACTAAGGCCTGACGGAAACGGCGGGCATAACCTCAGGGGGCGCGTTGACCGTATAGAGGCCCGCGTTGACAAGATTTACGAAATGCTGTTAGAGGATAGATTAGCCCGTTAGGCGTGTCGTATTGCCTTTTGTCGGTGCTAAGCCCCATACTTTTGTTACACGCTGAGAGGGCTACTCGGTTAGTAGCTTGATCGGCCTTAACAAAGGGCAGATATATGAACAGTTTAGATATTTTAATAAGCCTGGCCGCGTGCGGTTTGGGCTTTTTGTTTATGGTTGTTGGCTATTCAATTGGCTTTAAACACGGCCACGGTGAGGGTTTTGTTAGAGGCCGCAATATAGCTAAAGCGCTACGCGATGCGGAGCTAATCAAATGACTAATTTTTTAGAGGGTTACGAGGACGTCAACGCTCGCATTATTAGGGCACGTGCTGAGTTTCCAACAATGCGCTTAGTTGCATACATTGAGGATATAGATATAACAAAAGGTTATATATTGGTACGAGCTGAAGCTTACCGTAATTACGATGACGAAAAGCCCAGCGCTGTGGATTACGCTTTAGAGGTTAGATCAGACCGAGGCGTAAACCTGCACTTTTGGGTAGAAAACTGTATAACGAGCGCTTACGGGCGCGTTTTAGGCTTGTTAACACCTGGCGGTATTGCTCGCAGCACTAAGCAAGATATGGAAAAGGTAGAGGTTTTAAGTGCTAAAGCTGTAGCACCTCTAGCTGATGACCTTTGGGCTACTAACTCAATAGCTACAACAATAAAAAATGTAGCTGATGAGCTAAATGCCACGGTGTTAGACCCAAAGCCTGAATGCCGACACGGTGCCCGTGTATGGCGTGAAGGATTTTCAGCTAAGACTAATAAAAAATGGGCTAATTACAGTTGTGTGGAAAAGAGCAAGGCTAGCCAATGTGAGCCATTATGGTATGTCTTTACGAGTGACGGCACTTGGAAACCTCAAATATGAGCGACTATTCAGAGATCATTAACGTACAAGCGATGACAGGCAAATTATTAAAAAATGGTGAGGTCATAGCTGAATACAAGGTAGAAACCTGCGATAGATGCAACAAAATTAGCCAGCTTGATCCTTTTGGCTATCAAAAAAGCCACAGCAAAGAAAACCTTATTTGGTTTTGTAAAGAGTGCCGCTAATGTTTAAAGTCGTGTTAGACGTTGTACAAGCTAATACAGCTATAGACACAGGCATAGCCAGGGCAAAGCTATACAAGCCACAGTTTGACGGCGTAACAGCTAAAAAAAATTATGATCAAGAAAGGCACGGCGGTACTTTTGCAGAGTTTGCTACAAAGCAAATAGATGCCGTTGGAGCTGAAACGGCCGCAGCTGAGTATCTAGGCATTACTGACTATGAGCCACAAAACGGCACATACAAGGATAAGGCTGACATAGCCGATAACGTAGAGGTAAAGCACACTTACAAGCGCAACGGCAACCTCATCATAAACAGCATAGACCGAGACGGTGACATAGCTGTATTAGTTATTGGGCGTATGCCCGTTTACGTTGTAATGGGTTGGTTTGAGGTAAAACAAGCTAAAGATGAAAAGTATAGATCAGAGCTAATACGTGGTGATAGTTATTTAGTACCGCGAGCTGACCTCAACCCAATGCACCACCTGGCCCTGATTGGAGATCGTGTCTATGGATATAATACGGTTTGAGTGTCGGCGCTGTAAAAAGATAACTGATCAGATTGAGCGCATAGTTAGCGATAACCTGCCGCCTAACGTAAAAACCTTACAATGCACACTATGCGGGTGTATGAGTGTGTGTTTGGTGGTGGCCTTTGATGCCGATGTATGAGTATGAGTGCATTAGCTGCAATATACGTTATGAGCTAGAGCAGCCAATAACCTCTAATGCGGCCCCTATTTGCTGCGGTACTCATATGCGCCAGGTGTATCACGCGCCAGGTATCAGCTTTAAAGGCACGGGCTGGGGTCACCAATGAGTTATGCACAGGTAGTAAAAAGCCTGTGGACGACACGCCAAACCCGCGTGAGTTATCCACAAACCACGAGTAACTTGACAGGTGCGCTAGCATCACAACTCGCTGGCGAGCCGCTGAGGCGGATAGCTCGCAGGCGATGTTTGGTGCTTTTGGGCGTGCTTTGTGTAATGGGGATTACGCCAGCAAATGCAACTGATCCAAACAAAGAGCTATATAAACTTTATGCTCATATGAAATTAGGTGATGATAAGCAATATAGATGCCTGGTTACTTTGTGGCGATTAGAGAGTAACTGGTCACCGACAGCTAAAAACAAACACTCATCAGCTTATGGAATACCACAACTTTTAAAGATGAAAGAGACTAACCCTTATAAGCAAATAGATTTAGGATTAAAATATATAAATCATCATAAGCTATACAAGGGTGATGTATGCAAAGCTTTAGCTCATCACAAGAAAGTAGGGCATTACTGATGCGAGCCAAAGACCCACGCGACCAAAGGCGATACAAGGCCAGGCGTTTGCAGGTGCTTAATGCAGGTGGTTGGGTGTGTTATTACTGTGGTGGTGAAGCAAGCCAGGTTGACCACGTAATACCTATAGCAAGCGGTGGTGATCCGATGAGTTTAGATAACCTTGTGCCTAGCTGTAAGCGCTGCAACCTATCTAAGGGTAAGAAGTCACAGGGCGTTTTTTTAGCCACTAAGGACACCCCCCCTGTCTTTCTCGACTATATCTCCCCGATGCAGTCCGAGACGATGCTGGACAGTCCTTTTAAGACC